ATAAACAGGAATCTTTTTATTGTTTAAAAGATTAAGAATTGTTTGTGGGATAAGTTTTTCCTTATGCTGTCTTGGCCCATAATTATTAGAGCAGTTTGTAATAATTGTAGGAAGACCGTATGTATTATGGAATGCTTTTACGAAGTGATCACTAGATGCTTTAGATGCGGAGTATGGATTTCTAGGATCATAGTTTGTTCTTTCTGTAAATGACCCAACATTAATAGATCCATACACTTCATCTGTGGAGATGTGCATGAACTTCTCAACTCCATACTTCAAAGATGCGTTTAAAAGATTAACTGTTCCTACAATATTAGTGCGAATAAATTCAGAACAATCTTTAATTGAATTATCTACATGACTTTCTGCTGCAAAATGAAAAACAGTTTTAATATTATGGCGTTTAAAAATACTTTCTACTACTTTTTCATCAGCAATGTCTACCTTATGAAAGTGTGCCAATTCAGGAACATTATGAAGATTACCTGCATAGGTAAGTTTATCAATACATATCACTGGCACATAAGAATTAACTAATGTATGAAGGAAATTACTTCCAATAAATCCTGCGCCGCCCGTTACTAATACTGTCATTTCTCTTCGTACTTATCAAGGATCGTAGGTGAATACTGTTCAGGAACATTACCCTGAAACTCCTCTTCTCTTTTCTTTGTCTCCAGTCCAAACACTCTATTTCTTAATTCTGTAGAAGAATAATTATGCTGTCTCTTATGATAGTGAATTTCAATTCCATTGTCAACACAGTATTGTTTACCGGTAAAGTCCCTATCTTTATATTCTTCACTTAAAAATCTAATGTCAATAGTCTGAGTCTTGATCATGTTTAGAAGATCTTCTTCTGTCTCATACACAAGAATCTCATCTACATATTTACAACCCTGTAACTGAACATATCTCTCATATACACTCTGTGTGGGTTTATTCTTGATCCCCGGTCTATCAATTGTAGGGTCAACTTGTAGAGCTACAATAAGCCAATCACATAAGTCCTTTTCCATCTTTAACATTGTTACATGACCCGCATGAAACAAGTCAAAAGAACTGCACTGAAATCCTATCTTCATTTTACTTTTTCTTTGATATAATTATATACAAAAAAAGCGGTTGTTGTCAACCGCTTTGAAGGTCTTTACATGCACGCCACTTGCTCTTTGTCCTGAAGCAAGAAACAGGGCGGGAGTGTTACCTCCATCCGCACCACTTGCTCTTAGGATAAGCAAGAAACCAAAGTAGGGTCTATGACTCCACCAGTGCTGTTATAGTCCATCCGTGACTTCGGGATTGAAGGGGGGAACCTTCACCGACCAGGGTTTTTAACGACTCTCCATGTCGGCATAGTAGTTTTTCGCTACATCTTTGATGTATGCAGGAACCATGTCTGGGTCCAACCAACAAGTATAATCGTGGTCTTCCATAGCAGTCATTAACTGCATTTCATTGTCACAAAGATACATGTCACGATAGCGTCCAGTGTAGGAGTCTACTTTTTGAATGCGACAGTCTGGCATACCATTGATTTCTAGCGTACCACACTGAATATAACGATAGGGAAACCTCTCAAGAAGAACGGTAGGTTTCTTGGTAACTTTCATTGAGCAACCTCTGCGGTTTCAAGATCAATAGCGACTTGCTCCATCAACATATCATAGTCGTCAAGAGCATCACCACTGAATTGTACACCATTATTTTCGTAAAAGCGACGTACTTTTTTAAGAAGTTTTGGATTCTTTACATCCAAAAAGAATTCGCCGTTTACTGCACCACGTAGGGTTTGCAGGTCTTTCTTGAACTTACTAGTCAGTGTCATTGTCTTTCGTGTTGACCTTTCTATTATACAGGACAGATGGATGATCTGTCAATGGAAGTGGAGGGACTCGAACCCACAACCGCGCACTAATCTGGTGCATACAGAAGGTATAAGCTTCTCGCTCTGCCAATTGAGCTACACTTCCAAGAAGTTTATGTTGCTTCGTTGTGATCTGTATAAATTCGTATCAACTCTTCGTCTGCTGGGACCATTACTGCTTGATTTCTTCCATTTGTTATACCTATGTGCTCACCATTCTCTACTCTTTTAATCATATTTTCCCAGTCTTCTTGAAATTCTTCCACGGTGTAAAAATGCAGGGTTTTCATAAAAGAGATTGCAATAATTTCTTTGCATTATATAGGTAATCATAAACACGCTCGTCATAAAAGTCAAGGTCAGATCCCATATTAACTTGTAGTTTAAAATTAGAATTTCCTATAGAGTTTTCTATACACCAAACCTGATAAAATATCTCAAAAGAATTAGTTGCTTTATCAATATCAAAGACATGCAAAAAATCTTTCAATAACTCTTTATGATTCTTTTTACTTGGATGATATTTTTGTATAAGATAATAATCTTCTGCAAACCATTTCTGATGGGCAAGAATATCTTTTATTTGTTGATCATAATTAAAATCAATACTATATTGAATATTGTGACATAGTTTAGAAAATATAGTCTCAATCACAACAGCATTATATTCTGATACATGATTAATATTCTGAATATAATCCCACTCCATTTTACCATTCAAAGCAGCAATGAAGTGTGCTATATCATGACAAGCTTGTGTTGGTGGTGCTTCAGAATTATCTCTACTATCAATGTTACCATCAATATACGTTATCGTAGTCTTTGTTTTTCCATTATCCCAAGACCAATCAATCTCTTTTACTTCCTTTAAATTTCTTAGATAAGCGCCATCAGAATTGAAGAGAGAACTTTTAATTTGCTCCATCAAATCCTTATCAATATTAGAGGTAACTTTGTTTTTCATTTAACGCTTCTATCAACAATTCTTTTTATTTTTGGTTTACGATAATCTAGATATAACATCAAAGAAACTCTATATTCATCACTACAATTATAGACATTATGGTAATGATATGAATTAAAGATAAACGCTTTTCCTGCAGCAAAATTTCTTCTAATCACATTATTTAACCACTGAGGTTTATGAAATCTTTTCCACCACCGAAAGTCATCCTTATGTAAAACATAATAATCAAATCCTTTAGGAACTATTATTGGTATTTGGCACGTTAGTTGCCACGGTGGTTGACCGTGCTCAAGCACATGACTATGCCAAACCAATGAGGAATTTGGAGCAATCCTCATTATTCTACATCTATCATCATCTGCTCCTAACATTTTTATCAAGGAGAAAATGTACGGACATATCTTTTCTAACTCTGTTGGTAATAGATTGTCTGGTTCCTCTTCAGACATGTCAGAATATAGTTCTCCATTAGAACTAATCAATCCTATTCCAGACCAACTATTTTTATATTTTTTTCTTACTCCAAAATAACCAGACTCATATCCCCTAAATTTATATCTCTTTTCAATTTTCCTATACTCAGATAATAGTTTAGAATAATCAATATCTAAATCTAATTCTATAAAGGGAATATCATTAATTTGCAATTTCATCTTTCCAACAACAATAAGTAGACATAATATATTTTTCTCCTGTGATAACAGGGGTGCCCTCGTGAGGAAACATCCAGTAGGGAGGAAATATTAGTACCGATCCTTTCTTAGGTTTAATCACATATTCTGGATAGAAAATTGTTTCGCCTCCTTCAAAGTCATCATTAAGATAAAACAAAAAAGCTAAAAATCTATCACAAACGTCAAAACTTGATCCATCAGCATGTGTTTTGTAAACATCATCGGATCCACCAACATACTTCTTTATATTAGTTTCTTCAAAATAAGAATGTTTTGCATCTGTATTAAAATAATTTCTATATTCACCTACCCACTCTTGATACTTGTGAGCGATATCCCGATACATATCTTTAAATCTGGTATGCACTTCAGGGTGATATGTCTCAAGATAAAGGTTAGTCCAGTTTGGATACCCATCAGATCTCAATCTTTCTTTGTGTTTACTTTCTTCAAAAAGAGTAATCAATTCATCACAAACATCATCGGTTAGTACATTGTCAATTTTTAAAAGAAATTGAAGTACATTCATAATTAAGATCTATATTTAAATCGGGGTGACACGGATCGAACGTGCGGCCACCAGCTCCCAAAGCAGGTGCTCTACCTCTGAGCTACACCCCGGTGTGGTGGTTCCTATCGCCGCTAATCCTGAACCACCAAGGAGACTACCGCAGTTGATTTCTCAACCCTTAAAGTATAACCCTATGCATGGTGTTTGTCAAATGGTTCCCAGTGTTGCCAGTTATATTCATGTATCGCCCAAATACCAAGGATGGGGACGCATATAAGAATGAATCCAAGAGTTCCTAAAGTAAATGGGTTGTTAAGAATGAATGCAGCGAAATGACTTATCTTGTGTATCATATATCTTGCCCTATAGAAAGTATTGTTAGAAAAATTCCTATCCCCAGATAGAAACCCAAGATTAACAAATGTGAGTCCACAGATCTTTAAAATAAGTATCTACATTTGCAAGCGTTAGTGGTGCTTCATCTTTACCTAGAGCCCATTCAGAACAAAAATGTTTCATCTCTTTAGTAACTCCTTGTACTCCATACGTTCTTGCGAATGAAGATTCAGCGAAAAACAATCTTTGATTAGTGTGCTGTTCCGTTTCCGTCATAATTGTCCGAATCGTAGTAAACGTTTTCCCCTTTGTAGAAACCAAAGAAGATTGTTGTTAAGACAAATGGAACAGAGATCCAAAAAAATATATTACCTAACACGCTGAATAACCTCATCTCTAACTTTATCGATTATATTGTCCACTACATTCACATCCAAATCCATGAATGGAGGAATGATACCAAGTATTCTAAGTAAACCATCAACAAATAAAGAGAGACAGATTAATCCTAAAGTCATACTGATAAGTGAGGCATTGCGATTATGTTTTCGCATTGCCTCTTCAATTGCATCCTTTATTAGGTTATCAACCTCTGCTTTAGTGTAACAATGCTCAGGTTTCAGTTCCGTCATTCGATGCGACATTGCGAAGATTATCCATAGGATCAGGTTGTCCTGCTACTATAGCACAAGCTCTAGTATAAAAGAAGTTTTCTGTTGTGCCACTCTCTTCAAATTTTTCTTTAATCGTCACCCAATTTTGATATGTGTCGGGGTGCATATACTTGAATTTGCTACACTATGATACTATTTAATATTTTAATTGTTTCTTCATATCTTTAAGTCCTAACGGAGAGAACAGGAATCGAACCTGCGAAAGTGTTACCTCCAGCCGCTTTCAAGGCGGTGTCCTCGGCCAACCGGACTCTCTCCTTATCGTTCGTCAAATTGTATACGACGAACTTTACGTCTACGTCTTTCCTCTTGATAGAGGAGTTCTTCTCTTGAGAAATGACTGCCAATCTTTCTCTCGACATTGTTAGATACCATCACAACTTTATCCAAGTCATTGGCACCAACTTTATTGTCCACAACACTCATTTGATTGGGACATCCGCAGAACTGAATCTTGTTAGTGGATATCAGTTCTGTTCCACATTCTTTGCAGCGTACAGTAATCATTTTTCATGGACCTCCTTATATGGAATGGGAAATACTGGAATCGAACCAGTGACCAGCTGCGTGTAAAGCAGATGCGCTACCGCTGCGCCAATTTCCCAGAGCGGAGTATCGGAATCGAACCGACGACATCTAACTTGGAAGGATAGCGTTCTACCGCTGAACTAACTCCGCATGTTGTCTATTCTAACATAGACTTTTCTTGTTTGGCAAGTCTGAAATACATTTTGTAGTATCTTTTCTTGATTTCTTCTAGAGTATTCATGTCCTCATCAAATGCCATATACTTACAGAGTTGATAAGAACCTTCTAATTCACTAATAAGACGTAAAATATGGACTGATTGTACCTCTAGTCCACCATAACTATATTTTGGGTCCATAAGAAAAATAATACAACAGGCAAGGAGGGACTCGAACCCCCGACCAACGTATTAGAAGTGCGTGGCTCTATCCATCTGAGCTACTTGCCCAAGATTTAACTACGTTCTACACCATCAATATACTCATCAAACTCATCCTCAGAGATCTGATCAAGACTAATAATTTCTAGATCTTGTTTAGGATCTAACCATTCATCAAACTCTCCCATGATTGCCATCTGATCATAGATTCGCTCAACACCCATTCCATTATATTGTTCGATTTTATTAATCGACCAATCTCTAATGTGATTGAACAACATCGTTTCGTCAGGTTCCATCGTAATAGTCTTTCCTGAAGTATCTGCTGAGGATGTTACTATTATAGAACGCTGGTCCTCCCGTGTCAAGGGATTCAGTGAGAACCCCATGGGCGAAGAGTTGTCTTGTCTCTTCAAAGTTTGTTTTGCCAGGTGTTTTATGTAATGACAGGATAGTTCTACTAAAATTTTGTCGCCCCAGGCGCTCAATGTCTTCTTTAAGTTCCGGACAAGACCCATAATATTTTTTCCAATCAGATTCAGATTTTACTTTTCGTTTTTTTCCTTTAGGCGTTCTATGTTGCCAAAAATATTTTCGCCCAATGTATTGTCGTTGGTTTGTGATATTGGTAATGTTATAAACAAAACCGTAGTTGTCGCCAATAAGGCTCCCGTCAAAAGGGGTGCCATCATAGATCCATGGGTTTTCATAATCAATCATCAAAATATCTATCTATTATAACAGATATTTATTCCTCATATGCTTGGTATGCGTCATAGTCACCAAACATATAGTGATCAGACTTTGCCGCTTCTATATATGCTTCTAGTGACTTCTTTTCCCAAGTATGATCATCAGGAATAGGTTCTGTGCCATACTCCCATGTATCATAATCTTCTTCGTTTCTAGGATCAGAGTTTGAATCCTGAGAATGTGTCTTTTTTGACATCTTGTTTAATTCCTCCGACGACATAAGACTCCACCTCTGTTTCTTGTGGAGCAACTTGAAGACCTTTAGAAGAGATCCAATGTTGCGTCCAAGGTAATGGGTTGGCAGATGCTGCAACATCATAAACGGGCTTCAATCCAACTGCTTTCAGTCTACGATTTGCTACCCATTCAACATATTTTTGCAACAGTTTATCATTGAGACCAATCATACTACCATCTTTAAAGAGATAGTCTGCCCACCTCTTTTCTTCATTGACGGCACGATCAAACATCTCATAAGTCCACTCTTTCTCATCTTCCATGATCTGTTTCATTTCAGGATCATCACCATCACGCCACTTGTTCAGAATGTTTTGGGTTATTGCCAAGTGTTGATTCTCATCTCTAGCAATAAGGGAGATAATTTTTGCTGAACCTTCCATGAGTTTAAGTTCACCAAAAGCAAAGCTGCAAGCAAAAGAAACATAAAACCGAATTCCTTCAAGGATATTGACATTAGCAACTGCTCTATAAAGTTTTCTTTTAACATCTTTAATAGTCCAATCACGAGAAGGAGATCCTTTAAAATCATCTTGCCACATAGTACCTGTACCCCAACCCTGAGCACTACGAATGAAGTCGTCATAAGCACCTGTGACGGTGCTAGCACGCTCTAGGATACGTTCATCGGTGACAATATGATCAAGGACATCTGCAGGGTCTGCATAGACGTTCTTGATGATGTAGGTGTAAGAGCGACTATGGATCATCTCCATAAACCCCCAGACCTCCATACATGCCTCTAGTTCAGGCAACGAGCAATAGGGGATGAATGCCATACCAGGACCACGACCCTGTACAGAGTCGAGCATGATCTGATACTTCAGGTTAGAGGTATAGATATGCTTCTGTTCAGGACGAAGTGTATGATAATCACCACGATCTTTCTGCAGCGAAACTTCTTCTGGACGCCAGAAGTAACCTAGTTGTTGGGTTGTGAGTTTTTCAAAGATAGGATACTTGTAGGAATCATATCTTTGAATACCCAAAGGAGCACCAAAGAACATTGGTTGCTTTTTAGTATTAACTTGTTGGGTGTTGAAGACTGTCATGCCTTCAATTTCTTTTTTCACTTTGTTCACGGAATCAACTTTAAACTGCACAGGATTCACACTCACCCTCCTCTACTTGTTCTAAACTATCTAAAAGATTTTCTAACTCGGTGTTTGATTTTTCTGAGACATCAACAACCTCATCACTCTTCATATCATGAGTGTTTTGATAGTAACTGGTCTTCCAACCGTACTTATATGTAGTTAAAAAATCTTGTGCCATAACGGACACTGGGACTTCATTATTTTCATAATTCTCTGGATTATAACTCCAGTTGCCGCTGATTGCTTGGTCAAAGAATTTCTGCATTACAGCAACAATGTTGATGTATCCAGTATTATCTTTCATGTCCCACAGAAGAGTATAGTTATTCTTTAGTGTGGAATATGAAGGAACAACTTGCTTAAGAGGTCCCTTCTTTGACTTTTTAATGGACAAGTAATCGCGAGGCGGCTCGATTCCATTTGTTGCGTTTGACACAACGGAGCTGCTCTCCGAAGGCATTTGTGCGGACAATGTGCTGTGCCGTAATCCGAATTCGTTGATAGATCCTCTAAGAGTCTCCCAATCATGAACCAACTCCTGCGTGACAAGTTCGTCTACATCCTTCTTATATGTATCAATTGGAAGGATACCATCAGCATACTTAGTGCGACCAAAGTATTCACAATGACCTTTCTCTTTAGCAAGTTGATTTGATGCTTTGAGAAGATAGAATTGGAAGGATTCTGCGAGTCCATGAATTGCATCCCATGCTTCCTGACTATCATACTTATAGCCAAGTTTTGCCAAGTAGTGAGCTAGACCAATGAATCCAATACCAAGAGAACGACGTGCCTTTGTAGCAATTTTAGCTGCTTCTACTGGATAGTCTTGATAGTCAATCAGTTCCTCCAAAGAACGAACAGAAAGATCACACAATTCTTCCAGTTCTTCATCAGATCTAACTTTGCCAACATTGATAGCAGAGAGAATACACAGAGCAATCTCACCCAAATAATCATCAATATGAGTAATTGGATATGTTGGTAAAGTAATTTCTTGACACAGATTACTCATATTCACCTTATCTTTAAAGGAAGAATGTGAGTTACAATGATCGATATTCATAATATAGATACGACCGGTTTCTGCCCTCTCTTTCAGAAGATCAAGAATCAGTTCCTGTGCCCCGATAGTCTTTCTAGGAATAGACTCGTCTCGTTCATAACCCACATATAAGTCGTCAAACTTATCAGTACCAAAAGCATCATAGAGACCTGGTACGTCATGCGGTGAGAAGAGGCTAACCTCTCCATTCTGGATGAAACGTTCGTAGAAAAGTTTTGAAATTTGGATAGAGTAGTCAAGTTTCCTTACCCTGTTGTCTTCTGTGCCTTTATTATTCTTGAGAACAAGAATATCTTCTATTTCTTGGTGCCAAATGGGGAAGTGGACAGTTGCTGATCCACCTCTGATGCCATTTTGAGTGCAGCATCTGACAGTACTTTCAAACTTCTTGAGAAATGGGACAACGCCAGTGTGCTGTACTTCTCCGCCCCTAATCTTACTGTTGATTCCACGGATTCTGCCTGCGTTGATGCCGATACCCGCACGTTGTGCAACGTATTTGCCGATAGCCATATCAGAACTAAAGATGCTATCGAGGGTGTCATCAACATCAACAAGAACACAACTAGCAAACTGTCGTAAGGGTGTTCGCACTCCTGCCATGATTGGCGTGGGGATGTTGATTTTGTGTTTGCTGATTGCGTTGTAGTATCGTTGGACATAATCGAGTCTGGTTTCCTTGGGATACTCTGCAAAAATTGTCAGGGCAATCATAATATACATGAACTGCGGAGTCTCATATACTCCACCAGAACTTCTGTCCTGCACTAGGTATTTATCCGCAACTTGTCGCAATCCAGCATAGGTGAAAAGAAAATCACGATCATGATCGATAAAACTTTCTACCTTTTCAATCTCTTCCAAAGAATACTTGCTATAAATCTCTGCATCATATACTTCCAAATTTACACAAGAAGTAATATGATTCACAAGAGAAGGCATCTCTCTCATCTTTCCATAGAGACTCTTCCTCAATGAGAAGAGAAGAAGACGTGCAGCAACAAACTGATAATTAGGATGATCCAGATCAATCAGGTCAGAAGCACTCTTGATTAGAATTTCTTGGATTTCAGCAGTTGTAATGCCATCATAAAACTGAATACCAGAGGTCATTTCAACTTGACTCGCAGACACCCCTGCAAGACCCTTGGTTGCCTCTTCAACCATCACATGCATCTTCTCTAGGTCAAGAGGTTCAACTCTTCCGTCTCTCTTGCTTACTTTAGTCCCGTTGCTCATATCTTTTTCCAAGTGGTGAATTTAAGTTTTGCTTCTAATCCAGAATATATATTTGATTCTATCACAGACTGTACATCTGTGCCAGACATAACCATATCATTGATATCTTTGTCATCGATGTTGTCAGGCCAGATAACTACTGACTCACCAGCATCGATGGTTTTGGAGATTCTGTTTGTAATCTCTCTATTGCGCGGTTCGTTATCATAGATCCACACAGGATTGCTAATCCCCCAACTAGACACATCAGCGTCAGCTCCACACATAGCAATCGAATTGCGAACGAATGTGCTGTCGAATGGTCCTTCTGTAACGAAGACTGGAGCATCTGTTCTGATGTTATCCAGTCCATAGATTTTTGGTGCGTCATCATCAAGCATCACAGTAATATATTTAACCTTGCTCGGACCTAGTGCTCTGCCTTGGAATCCGATAAGGATTTTCTTATAGTAAAGAGGAATGATGATTCTTTCTTCATCATTATCTTCATTTTTAAAAGTAGGTTTCATTCTATTAGCAAACCTTTTGAAGTGTTTTGCATAATAGAAGTCATTAGGATTTAACTGTCTTGCAGTCAAATAACCAGCAGCAGTTGGATTCTCTGATGCCTTTGGTAGTTCAAGTTTCTTCTTAAACTTTGGTGCTTCAAAATGAAACTTTGGTTCTTCAACAACTGTCCCTCTACCAGTTTGACCATCCTTAAATCTTTCAAAAATATATTGCTTTTGAATTACAGGGTCAACACTTTTAAGAAAATTACTAAAGGTCATTGAAGCACCGCAGTTGTGACACTTATAGTTCACATCTGCTTTCATTGCATAAAGATACCCCCGACACTTGTTCTTGTTCTTCTGGGAATCTCCACAGATAGGACAACGGAAGTTGTATAGATCTGCTTTGACTTTTTTAAATTTTTGAAGGCGCGATGATATTAATCCAATATACTTGGAGTCAATCAGATTCATTACAACAGGGTATTACTTCTGTTCTTGTATTATAGGTGGAGATGCGTTTGAAGTCAAGATGTTTGACATCACTCTTTGACCAGGCACGCTGACTAAAAATGAGATCACGATTAGACCACCGGCAATGGTCCACATCTTCTTTTCCATGAGACGAAGACGTTCATCAATCTTTCTTATATCTCTCTCACAACCTTTCTTTATCTCGTCTGCTCTACGATTAACTTCTCTGTGTACGCTTTCTACCTTCTCAAAGAGTACAGCATCGATTCTATCTTGCTTTTCTAATTTCTCGTTATGGACAGCAAGGAGTTGACCCATCTTTACAGAATTATCCTGTAGGGATTCTACTACTCTTTCCAGTCTCTCTAGTATGGCAGAATTAACCCCAGCTTCATCCATTATTTTTTCCAATTCTTACGGACACCTCTAACGTAAATATATCTCTTCTTCTTTTTCAGTGGTTTATCATATCCAGCAACAGGTCCTTTGGCGTCTGCAGCATTACTAAACCCAGGAGCACCAGCAGTTGATCCCGTGGTCATTGCCATCTCTTCACGGAGAAAGTCAATTATTCGATTAAGAGTTTTTGCTTTCATCGTAAATTAAATTTAGTTCTTTTAAACAATACAAATCAACTTGTATATCATGAATATGCGAGTGAGGATACTCTGGCAATCTATTCAAGAAGACAATAAATGTTTTCATACAAGACCATAAATCACTATCTATTTTGAAGAACAACATTGGTGTTGTTGCTTCGCCAAAAACATTATACAAGATAATAAAATGATTTAATAACAGATGTGTTTTGAGGACTCCAGTATTCTTGTATCTCTTCAGTAATCGTTTGATATACTTAAAGTGATTAAGATCTCTAGTGAAGTCCTCTTTAGTTACTGCTTGAGGATTCTCATAATTTTTAATTGCAAATAAGAGGAAGTTGTCCTCGTTCAATTCATTAAAAATCATTCAATCATCCTTGTGGTGTTGGATACTGAATCGACTGAGCGAATCCATCAGGTGCGGTGTTAATACCAGAACCTGCTACGAGAACCTCACTCTTAACTCTCAAGTTACCTTGGTTGTCGAGGTAGGTGGTAACACCAACCCATCCTTGGTGAGATACGTGGTATGAACCAGAGGTATCTGTGGAGATACCATAAACGACCTTATCGTATCCAGCAACCAGTCTTTGGAACGTAACGTCTGCATCGGTTGCAATACCAGCGGTCAATGGAGTTGCCAGACCAATCAAGTCAGTGCCAGAGAACAAGACTGAAGTATTTGTAGCAATACCAGTTGCAATCGTGGATCCAAGTGTAACAACACTAGGACCACTCTTATTTCTACCGACAATGGTAATACTATGCTCTACTCCACCAAGATGGAACTTATCTCCTGCCTTCAATCCAGGAACCGTTCCAACAGAAATCTTGTTAGATCCAATACCAGAGTTGACGGTTGTTCTTGCAAGACAAGTTCCGATTGAAACAATCTCAATGTTGTTGCTATTGTTTACAATGGTGTCACCAACCTGAATATGTTTCTTCAGATGTGATCTATGCCCAACAAAGAGGGCAATTGCAGTTGAACCAATACCAGCATTGGTAGTTGCAGTTCCTGTGTGTTGTGTTACATAACCAGGTCCTTCATGGTTAATGTGCGAACTATCACTAAACGATCTATCAAGGACCGTGTATTGTGGAGCTTCAGTAACAAGAAACTCTACACCAGAAATAGCGGCACCGCTAAGTCCCATGGTAGAACCAATTGTACAAGAAGTAGCTGAAGCAATAGAAACAATGGCAGCATCACCAAAGTAGGTGCCATCGCGCTCACCAAATCTGATTAGATCACCAACTTGTGGTCCACCAGTTGCTCCGAATGTAGTAGCAGTACCAGTTACAACACCAGTGTCATAATTTAAACTTACTGTACCACCTGAACCAACGGCATCGTTATTTCCCCAGAGTGCCATGTCTATCTGTCCGTAATAATTTTTTGCTAATAATATTTATAAAATGCGATCACTCGCCATCGCGATTGTTGATTGCTTTAGTGACAACCTCCAATAACTGATCATCCATATCAGTTTTAGTTAATTTAACTGCTTTGCCTAAAATAACCAGGCAAATGTCAATCAATTTTTCACCAAGTTCCTCATTGTCAGGAATCTTAGCGATCGAATCTTGAATTACTTTTGCTGCTAATGGAAGAAGAAAACTTAACATAATAACCTCAGTAGTATACTCTATATATCACTAATCAAATCTAGAACCAATTTCAGGTTTTGGTGCTCTCTTCCTAGCAAGTTTTCCTTTGATCTTATCAACAGGAGTTACACCTTTGTAACCCTTAGCACCCTTTACTTTCTTCTTACCCTGAGGTTGGATTGCCTTTCCTCTATCACTCATCAGTCCACCAGTCTTCTTGATGTTTGCTCTCACATAATCAAAGTCAGTTTTACCCGTTCTAGTACCACCCTTTTCGGATGGTTTGCCAGTTTGAGGATCCTTACCTGTTTCCTTGGCATAACGAGTACGTTCGTCAAGTCCAATTTCCTCTTTAACATCTTTTTTCTGTGTTTTTTGAAGTGCCTGTTGACGCTTCATTGTAATCATTTTATCAATTTGAGCCTTCCTCTTTTGCAGAGCAAGTTCTTGTGGAGTCATTGGTTTTTCTGTTGCCGATTCATTCTGAGGACCACGCTCTGCAGTCAACTTGGCAGCAACTGCCATCTCACGGCGTTTTTCTTTTGACTTACCTTGAAACTGGGGAGCGTCTGACTTATAAAAGTCTTTAACTACACTCCCCATTGAGTCTTTTTTAAGTTCAGTTTCTCCTGAATTTTTCTGAAAGATGATTCCCTCATGTGCTTGTCACCTGCTTTAGCAGCGACCATCATACGGGCATTACGTGCATTACGTGGAGTGGTATTTGCCTCTTTACCACCACCATGTACTGCTTCATCAACTTTTTTCTTCAAGTTTGCCTTACGATACTCAAGATCGGCACGGGTGCCACGATCCATCTTACCTTGAGATTTGGGTTTAGTCTTGCCACCTACGTCAGGTTGCATACCAGGGTTTGCTGCTTTGACTCTGCGACCATGGGTGTATTCGGCACCAGAGTGTTTAGAGTCACCAGAGACCATCTTACCAGCATCTGAACGGGAGTCAGCATACTGCTTTTCGGTCTGACCGTGCTTACCCTTATAGAGTTCATCTACCTGCTCAACTTCCTCTTTCTTCAGGTTTGCCTTACGATACTCAAGATCGGCACGGGTGCCACGATCCATCTTACCTTGAGACTTAGGTTTGGTCTTACCACCCTCATCAGGTTGAGATCCAGGGTTTGCTGCCCTTACTCTACGACCATGGGTATATTCAGCACCACTCATCTTGGAGTCGCCTGAGACCATCTTACCACCAGAGGATCTATCGTCCTTGTATTGGGCAGAAGACTGACCGTGCTTACCTTTATAGCGTTCATCAACTTGAGTGATCTCAAGAATCTCACCACCCAACTCTTCTACTGCCTCACCCAATTTAGGATTGATTTTAATTTTGTTATTTACTTTCTTTTCCTTGATGGGTTTCTCATCTTCAGTGTCAGTCATGACTTCAGAAAGCGATGCTCTCTCTTCCTTGAGTCTCTTACCCATTGCCTTACCAATTGCCTTACGGCGCTTCATCAGATACTTATCACTACTATCCTTCTTACCATCATTGTTGACATCTCCATCTTCCTGACCTACGGGGTCAAGTTTCTCATCAACATACTTCTTCTTTGGATACTCGGGATGGTCATCCATCTTCTTACCATGCTTCTTCTCAAGAGCCGCTTTCTTCTCTGCAGTCTTCTTCTTGATACGCTCTGCAGCAGACTCACGATCCTTCTTGGGGATTTCAAACCCCTTGATATCCATAGTACCTTCAGTGGCAATCTGCTCCTGATATACCTTTGAGATATCAAGCAAAGGGTTCTTTCCAATTCCGTTAGACATGGTAATACTATCTACTTTTTAATCTTATACTTATTTATGAAATTCTTAATATCAGTTGTTCCAGTTGATCTCATTGCATAATTACGGTGAGAATCAGTTCCAATCTCTCTTTGATTTGCAGGAACACCCGATGGTCCAGAATAATTTACAACTGCTTCCATAACATCACGAATCCAAGACTTAAACATATAGTTCTCTTTGGTTACGCAGATAAGATGATTCGTTCCTCTGCGAATAATCTTACCAACTAAACCAGTATGCAAACTTTCTACAATGTCACCCATCTTGTATATGAGACCACCAACATACTGATTACGTAATCCTCTTGGGTCACACTTGGGTGCAATCTCCCACATTTCTGCAACTTCTGCTTTCTTTTTCTTGACACCCATGCCCTGACGGACTGCATCAAACAATGCTCTGGTATCACCATCATCTAGATCTTTTGGTGTGCCACGACGGAAAGCATCAAAGTCATCATCCATGACTGCCTTTCTCATCTTGGATGCTGACATACCCTCAACACCTTCAGCATCTGCATCTCTGACACCAGCAGAGATCACACGAATCTGATTGAAGTCATACAACTCACCATTGTATTTGGTTGCCAAGTTCTCAAACTCTGCTTGACGATCTGATCCTACAATGATATTAACACTACCATATCCCTGCTCACTTGCTGTAGTCAGAACGTTGAAGATTGATTTCATCTCATCATCATTAACAATGCTCTCCTCATAGTCAGGGAACATCTTCTTCATATAGGAGATCTTCATATCAGGATCCAGAGGATTCTTCTTGGCATCCTGTGTTCTGGATGGATAGATCTTCAGGTCTCCACCTGCTGCTGCTTTCTGTGCTGCAGATAGAAGTTTTCCGTGGCCAACAGTAGGAGGATTGAAACGACCAAATGCTATGGTCAGCGTGTCACTCATCATCTCTTCTGAGTCACCACCCTCATCCTTTGCTTTTGCCTTTGGTTGTGCCTCTGGTTTTGCTGCTGCCTTTGGTTTCGGTGCTGCTTCTGGTTTTGCTGATCCTCTCTTCCCTTTCTCTTCTTCTGCTTTTGCTTCTTTCTTACTTACAAACTTCAACTTCCCATCTTCAGTCTTCGCCACAAATTTGCCACGAGTATCCAACCAGCCACCATGACCATCACTTTTGAGGTTTAACTTGTTCGCCTGCATTGATGCCTGCGATTGTGCCTCACTTAAAAATTGGAAGAAATTCTTCATTGATATTAGTCTTTCCTTATACTATATTTAGTGATTACTCTAACTTGTAATACGCTGCAGAGTATTTAGATTGACTTGAGGCATAGAGATAAAGATCTTCAATTACCTGATTTCTCTTATCGCCCCTGATACCTTCAACTCTATCTAACAATTGAGTAACCTGAAGCTTTGAATACAACCAAGCATCTGTTGCTCTCATAACAGTGTCTTTTACTTTTTCTTTTCCTGTATTGGAGTATTTTTTATATCCTTCAAGTATTTCATCATAAACTTTTTGATCTCTATCCTTTACTCTCTTAGCAGCATTGGTAGGGATAGTACTAATGCCATGATTTTTAAGAATCATATTTACAGGACCAAGAGAGATCTTACCTTGATTTGCTTGAGTACCCTTTACCTCTCCCTGCCAACCAGTAAGGGATGATGGTCCACCAAAAGAACGGAATTGAATTTTAGTTCCGCCACTAATGTTTATATAACCATCCATAGAAGTATCACTATAAGTGTACCCAGTATATTCTTTGGTAGTCTTCATATCTTTAAAGACATTTTTTAAATCAATCTTTGCAGATCCCATAATTTTTTTAAGAGAAACTCCAATCAGGGTATTGTTTTCTATCCTCTCTTGCATACATTGATTCAATCCAAGTATTGTTTTCTCCTGATCTAAACAAGTGATATCAAACTTACTACTAACAATGTAGATGTCTGCAGGTGACCACTTATTGAGGTCCATTCTCACACCCTCAAGTTTCTTAACTCTCTTGAAGTTATCTTCAATTCTATCTACAGTTTTTGACCCACGATGAAAAACAAACTTTCCCTTACCACCAAAAGTATCCCAGAGTTTATTTGCACCTAATGTGCAAG